GCGGCGGAGAGAAAAAGAAGAATAAAAAAACAGAGGGGCCCCTCCAGTCCTGAGGGGAATTGTCCGACCAAGGAGGGAAAGTGCAGGGCCACCTACTACCGCTGCGACTTCCCATCGGAAAACTCCGTAAAGGAAAATTAACCCCAGGAGGGAGGGGACTCCCTCTACTGCTTCCTATACGCCCGCCGGGTTTTCAAAAGCAGCCCCGCTAAATTAGCACGCAAAGCGCGCTCCGGTGTGCAACTCTTTTAAAATTTTCATTTTTTATTGTTTCTTTCCGGCCAAGGGTGGATAAGTTTTCGATGGGGGTACCTTGACGGTGGTGGAAGACCTGCTACATTTCGATGCGTTGGCATCCCGGGTCGATACCTCCCGGTGTTCCGGGATGACAACACCAAAATTTTGGAAAATTCACAAAGCTTTGCCGTCGGCCAGAACTCACCCGAAAAGGGGTGGGCTTCCACCGGCGTGCCCATCCAAAAAAGTGGGAAATTTTAAAGGTTCCCCCACACCCCCTCCAAAGGAGGGGCGAACATATGTTTGCTTTACGTAAGTTAAATTACGTGGAATTAAATACGAAACTAAACCTTACGTTAGGAAGCAAAAAATTCAAATTCTTGTTTTTAATTTTTCGATTTTTTTGCATACCCTGTTAGGCCGTCCTGACAACTTTGGCTAAATTTGTTTGACGGTGGTGGAAGACTGGGGTATCATGGGCCAGCATGACGCGCGCCGAACTCGTAAAGCTAGTTGAGCAAGCATTCGCCACGTACAACCAAAACCTGCCCGGCGATGAGGAGAAACTCAAGACCCTATATAGCGCCTGGTATGAGCTAACCCATGACCTGGAATACGAGGTAGCCAAGAGGGCATTCCTACGCCTAGCTGTGAATGCCCAGTATCTCCCCCGACCCGGAGAGATACGACGCACTGCAATAAATATGGCAAATCAAATACCCGTATTCGATGACGCCCTTATTGCTTGGGGTAAATTTGTTTCTCTAATGAGAGATGTTAATTCTGGTGTACGAACGGCTGAGAACCTACAGCAACCATTAGCCGAAACAATAAAGCAACTAGGTGAAGCAGCCCTGGGTATGCACACCAACTCTGACCGGGAGGCGTTCTGTCGGGTATACGAAGCAACCCTTACGCGTTTCTTAGAAACGCTGTATGAACCAAAGTCGTTATGAACTACACCAGCAGTGAAGTGATTCAGATATTAATTGGTGCCTATATTATTTTCCGTATTGCTTATTCCAAACTTTCTTTCATTAATCGTTTACTGGTAATCGGATTGGTAGTTGTTGCAATAAGAACATTCGTTCTCGACTAAATTCGAGTATGTGAAAAGGAATCCAGGCAGACCGGTCAGCATCCCCGAAAAACCAGTGGTGACGCTTACCCTTCGGGTAACAAAAGAATTCAAAGAGAAACTAATAAAACAATCTTCTGCTGTTGACCTAACGCTCACCGCCTACATACAGGCGTTGGTTGAGCGCGATGGCTCGTAAAAGCGAAAAGACTCGCTTCCCTAATCGCTGGCACGTACTGGGCCTGCGCGTAAAGGGACAACTAAAAAATCAAATAATAGATTACGCCAGAGAAAAAAACATTTCAGTAAATGAATTGATTTCATTTGCTGTATATGAGTTCATTCGTTTACAAAAGGGTGTACCATCTCCGGGTACAGCGCAATATTCATTGCCAACAAAAGAAGAATCAATTGCTGCATACTTGCGGGGAGAAAAACTATTGGAGCCTTGCGGACAAAAAGATTGTATAAAAAAAATTGTGGAAATAGATTCTATGAAATTTTGTGAGACTTGTAATCTGAGAATAGAGTAATGTACCAATAATTGTACGTGTAAATAGATGTACCAATAATTGTATGTGTAAAAAATGTAATTAGTAATTACAATTTGCGAAAAAAATCAAAACCCCCCGGACCCCCCCGCATTTTTGGGGTTTTATGCCCCCCACATTTGAGCCAAAGTGGGCCTAGTCGGTTTTATTTTCCTTCTTCTTTGTTCTGCTGCTAGCTGTCTGCTGGTCAACCCTGCCCAAACTCCGTGCATATCGGCAGGTGGAAACTCGAGTGCATACTCTAAACAGTGTTCTCGAACGGTACACCCTTTACAGATGGCTCTTGCTTGTGGGATATAGGTAATATCCTTATGTTGTTTGGGAAACATTAGTTCGGTCTTTCCCTTACAGGCTGCGTGTTTAAACCACTCTTTTTTTGGTATATCAAGTTTTGGAGTTGCTACAGAATCTTTTTTTGGCAATTTTGATTTTACAATTTTCTTTTTGCTTGACATATCTCACCTCAGCAAAAAGACTCTTTTCTTCTCGCCATAACTAATTATTGTTCACACAAACAAGCACTAGGTGGTCAAGTGGTTCTCAAAGTACTAGTATTTCCATAATCAAAAAATGGAGAGTTAAACGATGAAGATACTTCTCAGGTCAAGAATTTTTCAGAAACTAGAATCAGAAGACCTCATTGACAGCCTCATAGCGGGAAAGGTTAATGAAATAAGAATTCCCACATGGTCGCCATACGAAGGAAGAATGCTTGCTGAGCACATTCGCCATATTGCTTTACGTTCTTTTGTTGTAATTAAGACTCGTCAAGAGCAAGCATGCCTTGTGGTTAGGTTGGCTGAGTAAAAACCCGAAACGGTATTCCTGCATATCCCGAATGCGATAGAAACAAGTGTCGGCACTATGTATAGAACAAACAAAGTGGGCTATATATAGGAGGTACTTATGAAACTATTAACCAAATACTTCTCTCTCTACATAGACAAGAGTGTTCTAGCTGTAGTGGTGTATCTAGTCTTTGCTAGCCGTGGCGTTCTTTAAATAGCCGCGCGTTGATTCCGGACTATTGGTAAATAATGCTCAGAATAAGAACCGAGATGATGAATCCAGCAGCAGTAATTAAAAGAAATACTGACATCTTTTCTTCGCTCATTGTTCCTCAATCCATTCTTGCTTAGCTGTTTTACCTGACGCTTTTTCTAATTTATCCAAAAACATTTCGACGTGCTGGGCATCGCAAAAGATGTTATTTATATCGTTGTACTTCTTGCCGTTCGGATTCTTACCCATATGCCAGTCCGAAACCAAACACCCATCAATTGCATCCTTGCATTTCTTTACACCGTAGTTCTTGATTGCCCAACCGATTCTGGCATCACGCTTGGGGTCCATAATTGCAACTCTCTTGTTGTGGCGCTGTCTCCAGTATTCAAAAACTTCGTCTTTTGATTCTTTGGCGACAGTGCTGGAGGCTTCTCTTTGGGAACGTGATTGAGCATTCGGGCCGCGCTTTTTCTTTGCCCGTTGATTTGTTTTACTTGACTCCGGAAACAGTGAGTCGGTCATTTGGCTTTTTCTTTGTCTTTGCCCTGCATGTATGTGTGATACGGAGCGCCGGTATACGGGTCAAACTTGGCAGCAGCAGCCAAGCCCTTCAGGACCATTTTACGTGCAAGACCCAAAGATGAGATTTTCCCCTTGTTGGGTAACAAGGCATACATTGCGCCAAGCGCATATTGGGCACCAGTTCCAATCGCAAACATTCCGTTGGAATCAGATACCCAAGAGTAGTCACCATCGATTATATAAATTTGTCCATTAATTGCGACAAAGACGGTTGATGAATGCTCTGCTATGTGTTCCTTCTGGTCATTGTCTGGTGAAGCGTAGCCATTATGTTCAAAACACTCCCTTAACGCAGGGATAAATTTAACCGTCATGAACTGGTCAAGCTTCTTTCCTTTGAGGTTTGGTGCCGGTTCTGGTGGTTTGAACGCATGATGCAGTATGTTTATTGCCCGTAAATCCCCAGCAGCACCAAGAATGAATTTGCCATTTGCGGCTAATTTGCCATTGCTTTCCCGTAGACCGACAATTTGCGATATCAAATTTGAGTCAGCTTCTGTCTCGGAAAGTCTTGAATCGGATGCTGCTATACAGAACCCGTCACCCTGAATACCAATAATTGTTGTCATTGATTACTCTTCGTTTATATTGAGTATCTCTGCTTCGGTGACCAATTGATGAACCACTTCCCACAGGCTTTCGTTGGACGAATCAACTTTATCTTTGATTTCCTTTGTCAACGAATACAACCATTCACCGTCTTGATTGATACCGACAACTTCAATGAGATTGTTCTTTCTCAAAAATTCAATATCTTTTGCAAGTTCTTCCATGCCGTATTCTTCCTGTTCGTTCATTTAGCAGCGTACTCCTTTCCCCTGAAAAAACCTCGACCGTTGTATATCCACATCGGCTCGTAGTTGAACCACTCATTGCCAATTCCCGGCGGTTGGTATTGAACCACAGCCAATCCCTGTTGCCAGTTCTCTGCCCCCATCAGCATTGGTCGACCGAATTCGTCGGCTCCAGACTTCGTGGAAGGAACTGCGCCGTCGATTCGACACAGACATCCAGGGCTTGCGGCCATCACCGTTCGCGGACCATTCTTGGAAAGTCTTGTTCGGTAGGCATACTCCGCTCGGTGTATGTGTCCGTATATCACTGAGACGTGGGCATCGTTCAAATACTTGGTTGTGGTGGAACCATTCGACGTAACTTTGTGCCCGTGGATAACCATGATGTTCTCGTTGAGAGCAACATAAGATTCCGGATATCCAGAAATGTATTTGATGTCGTATTCATCCATTCTGCAGAGATACGGAACAGAAAGAACTGGCCATTTTTCTCGGAGTTCAGTTGACAATTTGCCCCTCGTGATTCCAAAGGCTGCTTCAGCGTTGGTCTGAATGTAGCGAGCCATGCGCGCTTCGTGGTTGCCGGCAATCCATGAGATTTTTGCATTTGGAGCAGCGGAGCGAATTTGCGCACAAAGCATCGTTGCCCTGTCCACTGCGGCTTGAACAAGCTGTTTGAACGGAGCAGCAGTCAAAAACTTGCCAAATTCAGCGAAATCAAGGTTGTCGCCGACCATGACAACCTGATTTGGATTAATATCTTCAATCAGCTGTAGGGCAACCGAAATCGCTTTTTCATCATGAATCGGCTCAAGTTCATTGGATTCGTTATCTTTTTTATAAAATCCGATTTGTATATCAGGGATGACTATTGCCTCTTCCCACCCCTTGGGGCGGGTTACTTTTGTCTTTGACTTTTGTAATTGTACGCGAGGTCCCTTTTCAATAACAGGCCATTCCGGACCGTCTTCCCACTTGGGGGAAAATTGGATAGCTTGAAGGTCGTGTACGACGAATTCACCAACTTCATCTTTTGTTACTTGCTGGTATACGGATACCTTGTTTACCTTTCCTATTTCTGATAGGTCTATTCCCTTTCTTGCCAGCATTTCAGCAATCGCATTGATTGTCTTTTTTGTCGACTCGTTCTTTGCGGAATCTTCCGTGATTGATTTCAATTTGCCACCAAGGTTGTTGACTTCTTTACTCATCGTCGTTTGTGCTTTCTGTCGGATATGCATTTAGGGTTTTCATTATTTCAATGACACAACAAGATTTTGCAGATTCAATATCTTTAAAACAATTTCTCTTTTGTCCCAAATATTCTCTGCTGAATGTGTGACCCTCTGAACGCAGTGCCCTCATTATGTCCATGGTCGAGCTTTCACTGCTCATTGCACTAATCAGCAAGGCCGCAGTTTCTTTGTCTAGTGATTTCAATAATTTTCCAAATTTGCATTCTTTGGTCAAATTTTGAGAACCCAACAAATTCGTAAGTGAATCTTTTAGCATCATTTCGACCTGCTATTGTTCATTTGGTATGACATCCTTTTCTTTTGTGATTTTCATTGTCGCCCGCGATGTCGCCCACAGAGATAATACACCATCGAACTACACTGATGTGGGTATGTCGTGAAAAACCAAAAACCGGATAATATTAAAAAAGCTCTTGAGCATGCAATATCGTCTGCTGGAATCGAAGACGATAGAGTAGAAGAAATATTAAAGACGCTAGATAAACAAAAACTTTTTCGTTACCATCGTGATTCGGACGTAAATCTTCTTTCAACAGCCGGAAGAGTTCTTGTGGCGATAATCGAAGACCCAACAATGACGCTCCGAGCAATATCGGTTTATCTGGACCTCAGTGAAACGATGATAGATAAAACGGTTAAGTATTTGATAGAGGGCGGGCTAATTACAAAGACAAAAGTCAATCGCAGAAATGTCTACAAATTAAATAAGAAACTCATAAAAGAACAGCAAGATATACAGCATGTTTTGGGGGCCGTAAAGGCCCTGGAGGGGGTTGATAGCGAGGTTGGAAATGGGGACCTTTTCTAATAACATTAAATAACTATGACAACAAAGCGCTCAGACCAATCCCGTAAGAAGGATTACCACAAATACAAACACCACGAAATTCATCAAAGCACCGAAGAGCTGACCGGAACAAAAATTCAGTATGGTTCTGCGTCATATTCATTGCTTTGTTATGCGGCAATGAAGTCCAGATTTAAGGAAAAAACATTTTCGATTTCAGATGCCATGTATGTTTTGTCTGGGAGATTGGACAGTTCCTCTGATACAAAAAGAAAAATAAATGTTTTGATAAAACAGAATTGCGTTGAAGAGGTCTCGTCAGGTAGATGGCAAATCACGGATTTTGGTTTGAAAACAAGAAAAATATTTGGGTGGTACGGCAACACTTTGACAGTTTTTCAGCTTGAAAAACGTAAGGCAGACAAACGCAAATCTCCCCTCAGTTGGGAAGATGAAGTTTAGTCTTCGGTGCTTTTCAGCCAAGCAGAAAACACATGGTCTTGCGTTGGCATAAACCAAACCTGACACTCATCGAGTGAGTCTTTATCACCAATTAGTGTCCAACAAATTTTCATTGGGGTGTGAGCATCACACATTCCAGCATTGCAGTCCATGCCGTATCGCAAAATGAAAGCAGAAACTGCACATTCACCGAGCTTGTTCTTGCATTCTGCTTCTGGATTTTCTTCATGTGGGCAAAATACGGACAAAATTTCCATATCTGCCCTGTTGATTCTAAGAATTATTTCATGCCCATCATTGTGCCAAATCTGTTCTTTTTGTTCTTGTTTACTCATATTTGGCTAAATTTCAAATTTGATATACGTCCTCGGACAAACAGGGGATAACAAACGGTAGCACACAATAAATTAAATAACCACAACGAATCAAGTGTTCGCGTAATTAAGCGGTTGGGGAAGCTTTCGTTTTTTTTGCTTCTTCAATGGCTGCGAGTTTTTGTTCAATCTCTGCTTTTGCGCCACCAAAAATTCCGTCTATTTCCGCAACGGTCAATTTTCCATCGTCCATGTAAGCGCGAGCGAGTTTTTCAACAACGGTGGCTACTCCACCTATGCCGGCGACGAAACATGCCTTCCAAAGGGGAATCCCAGCTATGGCTCCGGCGCCTATCACCCCAAGTGCGTTTGATGCGAAGACCGCGATGATACGCAGAATGATTTGTTTTAAATTCTCGAAAGTCTTCATGTGCGGCTCTTACTTTTTCTTTTATATTTTCTCTCGCCAATATTTCCAACAACATGGTCATTGATGTGTCCATCGATTTTTGCCTCTATGATTCCTAGGTCTTCGTCAACGTATTGAATATCGTTATGAAGTGCATCCAAGCGCTCAACAACGTATCCGTGGTCACGAACGTTTTCTTTCCTGCCCTTTTGGACAAGCGCGACGAGAATAGCAAAACAACCGGTAATTATGGCAACAACAATTGCGTCATTCATGTCACTATAGCCCTATCCCTAAATCATCGAGAACACGCTTGCCCGCTTTCGGACCCTCGCCATACCCTTTGGACTTCTTGAAAGCAATGACAGCCTCTTCTGTCTTTGGACCGAACTGTCCGTCTGGCGTGGCCTTGTAGAAACCGCGCTCAGCAAGCTCCTCCTGCAACTTCGTTACCCTCGGGCCGCTGTCGCCCGGGTCGAGGTCGCCACCGTCATCCTTATGTGCGCTGGTCGGTGGAGCAACGGCAAGATTGACTGTCGGAGCACCCGGTGATGTGACTGGAGCGCCCGATGGCCTCTGCACATTGTTCTTCGCCATCCATTCCAATACTGCTGGCGGCGGATTGTCGCCCTCGGTGTACCGTAGGTGCCACGGTTCTTCTGGAACGACTTCCCAACTAAAACCGAACTTGCGGACGTTTGCAATTAGCCACTTGAGGCGCTTTGGTTCACCAGCCGTATGCACATCAACGGCCAATCCGGTATTATGCTGACTCGTACCCGGCGCAGCCAAA